CACCACCTCCACCACCTCCACCTCCACCCTCCGCTAGACCAGGAGGTAGTTCAATCTTAAATGTTTCAGGTTTTGGTTCAGATGCTTCTAATTCTTCCAAAGCCGCTTCTGCCTCATCAGCTCTCTTTCGTTCTGCTTCAACTAATGGATTCGGCGGCAGAGGTTCAACTTCCTCCTCTTTCTCAACACGAACTTCAATTTCTTCAATAGCAGGTCCCCCAACATCACCTTGAGATGATGATGCAAGAACTGGCGGATTAAATTCAGGTAGAGGCTTGAGTTCAATCTTACTTTCCTGCTGGGAAATGGAGCCCCAATCCCAAGTTTCATCCTTGAGTCGTGCAGCATTTCCTTGATTCACATAACGCATACCAATATTCATATAGGTTCCTAATTCCTGATTCAAGAGTTTGAAAGCATACGGCATTTTAATTTTGCTAAAGGTGGAACGACTTCTAGTAACAGGTTTGATCATTTCAATCGTCTCTTCTGTGCTTCCAACAAATCGAACAGGACCATCACAGCTCGGGCACACAAAGAGGCGCTCCTGCTCATTGAAAATAGGCATCTGTCCGCATGCATTGCATACCCAGAATTCAGATTCGTCAGAGCATTTCATCATACGTTCATCTAAGAAATCAGCAATACCGTGTCCAATCAGAACATCACGTTCCATTTCACCAATACGTAAACCACCTTCATTACCACGTCCACCCGTCGGCTGGTGCGTCCTCTGTTCTTTTCTTCCCGCACCACGAGCATTAATTTTATCTTGTGTTAAATGTCTCAAGCGCATGAAATAAAGCGGGCAAGAGAAAATTGTGCTCGTATATTGCTTTCCCGTAAAAGGTGAATACATGATTTCTTCACCATTCTTATCAAATCCCTCAGCCTCAAGAGCGGCTCCCATGATATCGTGATGCCGTTCATCATTCGTAAAACTAGTTGCATTCATCTTCGCACCGCATTGCGCCCCAACCTTACTCGTAATCATCTCCATGATTTGCGCTACAGTCATACGAGAAGGAATGCAATGGGGATTCACTACAATATCCGGAACAATGCCATTGCGGCAGCGGGGCAAATCATAGGAAGGTCGTAACATTCCAATTGTTCCCTTCTGTCCGTGACGCGAACTGAACTTGTCGCCTAATTCAGGAACACGCATTTCAAATACGCGAATATGCACGAGACGCTGTCCATTCTGCTGATGCAATATAACTACTTTTTCTACCCGCCCCTGTGTAAAAACAGTCGGTGTAATACTTGCATCCTTAATCTGGCCTGTTTCTGGAAATACAGTGTAGCGTCCAATTAATACAGTGCTTGAATCAACAAATGATCCCTCCTTGATAATTCCTTCTTCATCTAGCATGGAATAATCAACACCCGGTTTCAAAGAAGTCCAATTAGTGATTCTGTTAGGATTTCCTATTTTTGTGGAAGAACCGGATATAGGGTCTTTCTCTTCAACTCCGTCATATGTCTTGAAAGATAAATGGCGGAAGAGGCCGCGTTCAATAGAAGATGAATTGAACAAAATACCGTCATCCATATTGTATCCATCAAATGAAGCTAATGCAACAATGCAATTTACACCATACGGCATATTTCCATCCGCAATTAGATCATAATATAGAGTGCGGGCAATAGGAGCCTCTCCGTAGCACATCTGTGTTCCATAAGTGTCAAACCGATTCATGAACTGCGATGAATAAAAACCAATACCCTGCTTACTTTGACTGCAAGATAGCTGATTACGAGGTGACTGATTGTGATTGGCAAAAGGAATCATGGAACCTACAAATCCGAACATTGTGGAAGGATGAATTTCACAATGTGTATGTAAAGCTTCTAAGTCATTTGCTCCAGACCATGAAATATAGGCTTCATTCTGCTCGTAAGGATCAATATACTCTAAGGCAGATGAATAAGGTTGTAGGCGAGCCACATATCGATCCAACACCATCTCTTCGGGAAATGGATCTACAAATCCTGTATCATAGAAATCACGATCACGAGTTTCTGCTAGAATTCCTTTAAGCAACCCCTTCCATCCTAACTCATCCATTCTCTTTGCCAACGGTGACATGCGGCTTCCGTCGTTCCCTCCTTCTTTCTCCTCCACTCCTTTCAGAATCCACAGAGGACGGCAAGGACGACCTTCATCCATAAAAATCTTTACAGTTCTTGACGGACGATTAAAAGAAATAGATGTTGTTGGTCCCGTGCAGCCCGTCTGCTTGCACAGTTTGAGCACAGTCACAGCTAACTCGGGATCCTTAATAAATCCAACAGTTCCTCCATTTAACTGGACACGGCACCAATGCTCCCGTTTGAAAGCGTTGCCCTTATCAACAGCAATTACACCACATTTTTTGTATAAAAAGCTCAACATACTATCGCTAGATTCAGCCAAAGAAAAGATCGTGAAGATAGAAGCATTTTTTGTTATTCCAATGCTAAAACCGGAAGGCACTTCGGAGATGCAGAAAAAGCCGCACTGGGACGGATGAAGACGACGCGGACCCGGTGATTTTAAAGTAAAATCAAGAGAAACACGACGCACTTGTGACATAGCGTCCATATAACTGATGCGTGCAAGAGGCTGAATGACACCCTTGCGTTCATTATTCGCATCTGTCCCCCATTTTCCTCTGAATCCCCGCAAAATGGCTCCATTTAATGTTTCTCCGTTTAACATCTTAGGAAAGTTTCCTTCTGAAAAAATATTTACGAAATTCATGCCCTCATAAATGGAACGATTGTAGTTATATTCTCCGTCAATTGTTAAGGTCATTTGCTTAACCCATTGTTTCCAGCAGGAAGTAAAAAGTTCACGAACTAAGGTGCCAGCTGTTAAATATCTCTTATTGCGAATATCATCGCGGTCAGTATTGGGATCTAAATCTGCACCCACACGTAGAAGTTGGCGGGTCATTTCACCTAAGAATAATGCCTTTGCTTGAAATGTTTTGGGCACATGCGTAAATACATTGTTATACAGAATATCTAGCACAGTCTCATTCAAGAATCCCTTTGTTAGAGTCCGTAAGAATTGAATGGCCAAAAAAGAATCCGTAATGGGATAGGCATCATGGATGCAAGCTGTTAGCCAAGGTTCAAGCACTTTCATTTCATCAGAATTCATGTTAGGAATGATCATACTTACAATGTCTTTATCAGTTTGCACTCCAAGAGCCCTAAAAACAATAAATAAAGGCACTGTTCCTCTTACAAAAGGTAAGCTTACACGAATTGCTCCACTTTCTCTTTCCAAGAAAAGAGCAGTGCGTCTGATTTGTTTATTTTTAGGATTCAAAGAGGAACATGTTGCCCATGCCGCTATTTTCTGATCTGCTTGGGGTTTCTTTCCTGCATAGATACTATTAAATGCTTGATCTTCGCTTGTAATCAACACTTTCTCGGCACCGTCTACGATGAAATATCCGCCTTGGTCAAACTGGCATTCACCTAGGGTGGATAGACGAGGTCCTTCAAAAGTGTTTGTCACGCACAGGGAAGAGCGCAACATGATTGGAAGTTTGAATAGCTCAAAGGACTTTCTTTCGATGTTTAGAATTTCGGTGTGCGTATAGGTTGGCGCGACAGCACCTACACCTGTTCCTGCAAGAATAGTGGTCATGGTGATCTTGATCCGAATATCTACGAGAACAGTAGCTGAATAGGAAAGATTTCTTAGCCGAGCTTCTTGAGGAAACATGCGGCGAATTGTTTTTCCACCATCCAAAACAATAATTGGATATCCGAATTGGATTCCTAAATTAGCAGGGGTATCAGTCGATCCGCCAATGAAAATTTCTGTTTTATAAACATATTGACCATCTGCAGGAGGCCCCAGGGGTTCTTTCAAAATTGTGATCGGATTTTGATTAAAAAGTAGTTCTGGTAATTCTTTATTAACAAAGTAATTATAACTATCTAATGCATAACGTGATAGACTTGTTGTCGAATTTGTAAAATAAAGAGTGATCAAACTTGAAGCTAAATCATTAAATGAATCTTTTGTTTCTGACATAGTATCTGTTTCCTAATGGAAACCTCTATTAATTTTACACAGTCTAACTGCAAAAAATTAATATTAAAGTATTTAAAAGAATCTAGAGTTTACTATGTCGTTTTCCAAACCAAAGGAAGCGCACTAGTAATTCTTTCCGCAGAGTCATCTAAATTTCCCGCTAAAGGCGTATACATCATCTTAAAGCCAGGGACAACAGGATTACCTGTTGAGTAGATCGGATTCATTTGACCTGTCATGGTGCGAATGGATTCCTGCGGGATAACACTCATGGGCTGGGATGCGGGAATGGTGAACGCAGCACCACCGCGCTGGCGTCTGCGGCTTCTAGTGTGTCCTCCGCTAGATGAAGGCACCTCATTCGAACCCATTCCAGCAGTGGGTCCGAAGGCAGCAAATTCACCTGCGCCGCATCCACGGCTTTGTGCAGCTGAGAAATAAGAAACAGGTGATGCAGCTCCAAAAGCAGCCTCTGTTGTGATATCAGTCGGCATGCGGTTAAGAACAGGCATAGCCGGATTTCCAGGTCCTAAGGAAGCACCAACAAGAGGGGCGCCCATTAGGGCGTAACTAGAACCACCGCACTGCTTGCGTGTCTTACCCATCTTGAAATGCTTGGCTACCACTAAATGATTCATACGCTGAGCAATTTTCTTCGCTGTCTTAGCAGGTAAAACAGACTTCGTTTTGCGCAGCCACTCATCTTGAATAAAACGAACCAATTTGTCTTCAGAGGGCTTGGACCTTTTAACAAAACGCAAGACAGCAGCATCAAACTTTTCAACCTTTGCATTCACAGAGGATGATTTTAGTGATCTGCTTCTCTGTTTCTTACGTTGTGATTGTGTAGACATCTCTCTGTTATATGAAACGAAATACTTCAGATTTTAAATTGTTAAAATCATATTAAAAGATCTAACGGCGGGCAGTAGGTCCTGCACTTACAAAATTAGTGAATCCTCTTGTTGAAGATGTTACAGTTGACGTGGCACGATCGACCATACTATCCGCCGCCGCCCGAACACCAGGATCTGTCTGATAATAATAGAACCCAAGAGACAAAAAGATTACAAGCATGAGCAAGATGAGACCCGCATAGAACTGCAAGTTATTTTGCCAGGTGCTTAATCTGTATTCAGAACCGAATTGATTTGCATGTAGATAAATGCCAAGAATTAGAGAAATAGTGCAGATAACAATAATTAGATTGGCAGGCGCCTTGGGCACTAAGGGAATTAAAATAAAAACAGTTACAATTCCTGTTAATGCAACAACCCAAAGAGTAAAGTTGTTCAGGATACTTGCAAACCCAGTGGATGTTGCCTTAGCCGTTTGGATGCTCGGCGTTATAACTAAATTATCTAAAACAGATAACGGATCCATCTTATCTCTGATATATGTCGTGTTAAAATTTAGAAAGAAGATCCACCGTTGTCAAAAGCGTTTTTCTGCAGCAATACCGAACGAGCTGAAGCTCTTCATAAATCTTCTTCTCTGGCGTATCCAAACTATTCGTGCCATCAAAATACTTGGGCTTGCCAAATGCATCACCCTTCTCTTCCTTGAGTCGTTTTTGATAATAGACCCACTTATTCGCTAGTAACTTATTACAATGAAAACACCTGACAGGAATAAGCATTTACCTTTTACTTCTTTTTAATTTGTTTCAAATTTTGCCTTTCACGCAAAATTAAGACAAATTTTGCCTTTCACGCAAAATTAAGACAAATTTTGCCTTTCACGCAAAATTAAGACAAATATTGTCTTTCACGCAAAATTAAGACAAATTTTGTCTTTCACGCAAAATTAAGACAAATATTGCCTTTCACGCAGAATCATGCGGTAAATTCATCAAACATGATTGTTGGACACATGCAGAAACTATGAGCAGTATCGGAGGAAAGGGAAATCGTGTAAGTGGAGTTGCAAATGCAATCCGCACTCTTCAAACAGTAAATACCGGAACGCAAGATCAACTCAAGACATTTATTGCTGATTATGCTAACCAGCAGAGGGCTCTTCTAAGTCGCCTAGAAACGCTAGAGTCAACTAATAACTCCCTTCGCACCGATGTTCAGTCCCTCCGCACAGAACTTCAGGCGATCCGTGGCTCCGCCTCCGCCTCTGTCCCTCCATCTCTTGCAGTAGAGCCACCTTCAACTTCAACTTCAACTTCAACTTCAACTTCAACTTCAACATCAAGATAAATTATACAATAGTATACGATAGTATACGACCCGATGATGTATCTTTCCAGCCTTCTATGTTTAAAACGCCTTTGTGATGATTTGTATGACATTTTTCACAAAGCACAACCAAATTACTTTTCTGATTCATAGACACACCAGGAGCAATCTTTCCCCGATTCTTCTTTGCAACTTTTTGAGGAACTAAATGATGAACTTCTAATTCAAATGATCCTTGTGTCTTACAGATTTCACAGGCATTTCTGATAACAGATGAATTATAACGACTGATAGGAGAACCTAACGCACCTTCCGCTTTTAATCCACTAATTCTCCGTCTAAATTCCGTTGCTTTCTCGAGAAAATTAGAGGGCATACGTAGCGCTCTGCACACTTCTAATCCATACATCATAGATCCAGAACCTTCTTGCATCTGTCTGTTATAAATTAAAGACCCTGTTTCTTGATTATATTCTACATGAAGATGAAGCCATTTTAGACCACGACGTGTCTCCAACTCAGGAAAACGATGGAGTTCATGCAAGTGGGTGGCAAAAAAGAAACAGGCATCTTTTTCAATTAAACATTCAAGACCTGCCGCAACCAAAGCCGCCGCGGAGGCAGTCTCTGTTCCAGCGCATAGCTCGTCGCCTAAGACAAGGCTATGAGAATCCGCATACTGCAATATGCTCCGAAACTCAGTCATTTCAACAACAAATGAACTCATTCCCGCCCACAAATTATCATTTCCTAAAATCCGAGTAAAAATGGAAGAAAAAGGAACTATGCTGAAAGAAGTTGCAGGAACAGGACATCCTGCTTGAGCCATTAATGTTGCTAAGCCGATCGCTTTCATTAAACTACTTTTTCCGCTGCTGTTTACTCCAAAAAGCAGAACACCGTTTTCTGAAGAAGCAATCACAGATTCATCAGTTAGGCCAAGTGCAATATCATGAGGTATATAGGAAACTTCTTTTCTTATACGTTCAAGGATGCCGTGTCTCAAGCCTCTAGCAGAAAATCCTGATGTATTGCCTTCCAAATAGACTGGCAGGCAGTAACCATATTCTTCACCCTTTATTGCTAGTGTTAGATCCACATCAATGGTTGAAATAATTTCTAAGAGGATAGGAAATTGCATTTCCAAAATCTGAATTAAATGCGCAATTTCTTGATTCCACGCCTGTGTGTAGTCTAGCATCCACGATCGTTGAATGACCAGCGCTTTCTTATTAAGCTCATCGATAATAGGTCCGCGCACATAGAATGTTCCATGATTGTCTTCAACACGAAAAGTAAATGCTTTTGCAGCTTTATCACATCGTGTCTTAGTCGCAGTAAAAGAAAAAGGCGCATCGGGAAGTGCCACAATCTGCAAACCATCCGGAACAATCGTTTTAAATGAGTCTAGCAGAGAATCAGCTTCCTTCTTAACAGAATTCCATTGTTGTTCATAAGTATCTTGCTCCAACAAATAACCAAGCTTCCAAGGATGAGTTGAGCCAAAACCATTTCCTAGGCTACCGCATGCTTCAAGTCGCTCTAAAGACCACCGCGACTCAATCTCTTTGATATTTAATGCAGAATTGGCAGAATAACTGCAAGCAGCTGCTCCCTCGACAATTTCATGGATTGAAAAAATAGAACTTAGGAGTTTCCACACATCTCCCACAGAAATGGATTTTAAATTTAATTTCCGATAAAGTCTTTCAATATCATACACTTTCTTGAGTCCATGGATAACTTTTTGTTTTGCTTCAAGAGGTCCTTTCTGCCATCCTTCAATCACTTTTACGCGTTGCCTTAGAATAGCCACATCCTTGATTGGTTGAAGAAGACGAAGACGAAGAGCGCGTCGACCGCATGCAGTCTTAATTCCGTTATTGAAAAAATGAAAATAGCATTCTTGGGGCACAGATGAGATCATTCCAATTTGTTCTAGCATATGATTCCCAAGACGAACATGATTAGATGCTTGAAAGTCAGTGGGCATCTGTAGACTCATAATCAATGCAGGATTGTGTTCTTCTACAAAGGCTAGAAGATGCGCTAGAACGCTACGTAACTCCGGCTTTCTAGCAAGATCAAGTTGGTTAAACAAAAGAGCTCTTTCTTTTGCAAAAGCACGGATTAGAATATCTTCTTCTCTTTTAGCTGCGCCTTTTAAAGCAATATGTTTGCGAATATGGAGGCTGACTGCTGGACTTAGATGAAATGATTCACGAATAAATTGTTCACTTATATCGGCATCAAAACCTTGTGAATCAAACCAAATAATTACTTCCGAGGGCTCGTAGGTTGATAGGGCCAGATAAATTTCATCTGCTTGAAAATGCTCGTTTCTTGCAGAGACTGTTGTGTTTCCCAAAATAATTTGACCAGTTGAACAATTAATTGCTGCTGAATGAAATAAATAATCTGTTTCCGACACTTCGCAGAAGAATGACCAAAGCCAACGATCTTTTACATCCTCTTCTACATCAGTAAAGGTTCCAGCAGAGACAATGTTTGAGACTTCTCTTTTTGTCACTTTTGTTCCTTGCTTTTCTTGGGTAATAAAAACACCTCGAAATCCCTGTTTAATAATGATCCGCTCATATTTCTTGACTGACTGTTCGGGGAATCCTGCAAAGAGTTTGACTTTCTTATCTTGAAGCGGCGTTTCACTTACAGTAATTTCTAGCATGGATGCTGCTTCTCTTAAATTCGTTGGAGATGTATTCGTGTCTGAATCCAAAATATCATACATCTCAAAGAATTTGCCAACTTGCATCAAAACAATTATTTTTTCCCCGTAGGCTTCTTTTGCTTCTTTATAAAAATTCTGGTATAATTGGATCATTGTCCTCTTTTCATCCTTTTCTTGCATATCCCTACTATATAAAGCCATTTGGCCTTAGGTCTTTTTTTGCCAATACCAAAGATTATTAACATGATTAAAGTCCGGTAAATTTTCTCTTACAGCTCTTTCCACTCCACCATGCAAATCAGATCGTTCAGCATTTGCATTTATAAAATCATCTCCGCATAAAATCCCGCCTTTTACCATTAATGGAAGAAGTAATTTAATTGTTTCATTTACAGATTCATATTCATGAGAAGCATCAATGTGACAAAACTTTACTGGAGTTTTTAAGGTCGGCAACCATTTCAAACAATCCTCTTTTACTACCAAAAAATTATTTTGTGTTTCTTTCTGCATATTTTCTAGAAAACGCGCATAGACATCTCTTTCCTTTACAATTTTCTCAGTTATATGTTCTTGACCTGTTACTTGACTTTCAGCCACATTACCTAGCCATGTATCATTGCAAATAACTATTTCGGGATAAGCGGCCTTTGTCATAAAGATAGTTGATTTACCTTCCCAGCATCCAATTTCAATAATTCCACCAGAAAGATTGCGTGTTGCTTGCAATAAATTTACCAAATTATTTGCTTGATCGACCGGATACCAGTCTTCCGTAAACATCTGATTAATATACTCTTTATATTCTTTATATTCTTAATATAACTAAAGATCAATACGCAACTTCCTTTCCTTATAAGTCTTTTTTTTGGTTTTAGGAAATGAAATTTTAACAAGCGATTTTTCTGTTGGAAGGGCCTTGGGTGCAATCTTGTTTACGGGGACAGGTGCGATTGCAGGCACAGATTTAGTATTCTTTGCAAGAATCTTTATTTTTGTTTTGGCAGTCTTAGGCAAAATTTTCACTTTTGTTAGCTTTTCAAGTTTGGCTTCTTGAGGAGGACCTATCGGTTCAATGATCTTTGTATCTTTGATAACAACAGGCTTCTTATAAGGAATTATTTTAACAATTGTCTCTGTTGCTTTTCTAATTCCTTTGGGTTCTTCACCTGCATTTTTAGTCATAACAATTTGTTCAGTTTTAATAATCTCTTCACCTTTTATACCTGTTTTCTCAATGCTACGAGTCTGTCTCTTTCCCCTTCTTCTCTTTCGAGTGACAGAGGAAGATGAAGATGAACTGACTGAAAAAGAGACAGGTTTCGTGTCTGACAAATTTTCCATATTCCAGTAATCTATTAAATATACATATTTAAAGTTTTCGGATAAAATTGACCTAGATATTCGCCTGCAAAAAAACGTAGGATGTTCCATTCGGTATTAGATCTTTATTTTGGACAGCATGATAAAAGGCAAATCATTTATCACCAGATGAATAGTTTCAACTATTTCTTGGAATATGATCTGCCGGAAGCAATTACCCGTTGTTCGCCAATTCGGATTGTGGGATCACCCGATCTGACTCTGACGGGAACAACGAGGGCAGCAGCAGGCACAGCGGGAACGGCTATTCGTGTCACTGTTGAAGGAAATGAGGAAGCAATTGCTGCAGCGGCGGCAGCACCAACCATTGTTCCGAGAGAAGTTGAAGTTATTGTTCAATTCCAGAATGTTTCCATTCGGAAGCCAACAATCTTTGAAAATAACGGCGCAGTTACGCCGATGTATCCCAATGACGCACGTCTACGGAATTTAACCTATGCAGCACCCATTTATGTTGACTTGAATATCACGACAACACTCAAGGATAGAGTTAAGGGAATCGAGGAGACTAAGGTCAGGCTTCTTCCGAATATTCACATCGGCAAGATTCCTGTTATGGTTGGTTCGAAGTTCTGTCAGCTAACAGAAAATCCAGAGAAATCGCCTAAGGAGCAGGGTGAATGTTCTGCCGATATGGGTGGCTATTTCATTGTGCAGGGATCCGAGAAGGTGATTATCACGCAGGAGCGAATGGCAGAAAATCGTCTCTTTGTTTTCCGCAATAACAAAGTCAAGAATCGTGAAGCTGAAGTGATTGAATGCAAGAGTATCGGGCCAGATAACGAGGGTGCGCCTAAGACGATTGGTGTCAAGATTTTGCTAAATCCGAAGAATCCAACAGCACCGGAGACAATCCGTGTTACTCTTCCCCGCATTAAGGCGGAAGTGCCGCTCTTTGTGATGATGCGTGCCCTAGGCGTGGAAACGGACAGGGAAATTGTTCAAATGATCACTGGCTCAGTGGAATCCCCATATGACATGATTCTGCAAGAATGCATTGTGGATGCCGATGAGATCAGGACCAAGGATCAAGCACTTGAATGGCTAAGCCGTCATATTGGTTCAGGTTCTAGCATTCGTGAAAGTTTAGCTGCATGTTCACTAGCCTACGTGAAGCCCAATAAGGCACTGACAGTGCAAGAGATTCTAGCAGAGGAACTCTTTCCTCATATTGGTGGTATCCAAGTTCTGCGGGAAAAGTCTTTCTTCTTAGCTGCAATGACCCTCAAGGTTCTGCAAGTGTATTACGAGCAGATTGGTTCAGATGATCGTGATGGATATCCCAATAAGAAGGTTGAATCACCGGGCAATTTGCTAGGAAATCTCTTTCGCTATTACTTTGCGACACGCGCCGTCAAGGAGATGAAGTCAGCAATTACAACTGAGATCCATAATGGTGCGTGGAAGACGACGGGGCGTATTGAGGAGATTATAAATCCCAACAATGTATACAAGATCTTGAAGTCCACAACAGTAGATATTGGTCTGAAGTCATCGTTAGCGACTGGTAACTTTAACTGCGGAAAGATGGGAATCAAGACGGGTATTTCTCAGGTTCTGAACAGATTGACCTACTTGTCGGGTATTTCACATTTGCGTCGGTGCTCTACGCCGATTGAGAAGACAGGTAAGCTTATTCCTCCGCGCAAGTGCCACAATTCGCAGTGGGGATATGTTTGCCCTTCTGAGACACCGGAAGGTCATTCTGTTGGTGTAGTTAAAAACTTTGCCTCTACTGCTCAGCCTACGCTACCCATGTCTGCAGAGCCGGTTCTTCAGTATCTTTATGATATCTTGGATATGAAGCCTCTTGCAACCTGCGATTATCATGATATCTTTCGTGGTGCACGTATCTTTGTAAATGGAGCATGGACTGGAATGCTGCATGATGCTGTCTTGAAGAAGTTTATTATGCTACGCAATGCTAAGAGGTCTGGTCGTATCAATATCTTTACTAGCATTGTAATTAATAATCCTCGAGGTGGAGTAAACTTTGCTGAAGTGTGGATTAATACGGAAGGCGGTCGTTTAACTCGGCCGGTTTTCATTGCAGCTGGTTTCAAGGAGGCATTGGCTCTTTCTGAAGAAAAAATGCCTTGGCGCACATGCAAAGAGTGGAATGAATTCCTCAAGTGGCAGTCATCTACAGGAAATAACCTAATTGAATACATTGATCCTTCTGAGTCGGAGAACTTCTACATTGCCATGACGCCCGATGATTTGAAGAAGGATGAGCCCTATACGCATTGTGAAATCCATCCTTCAATTCTGTATGGCACGATGGCATCTAATATTCCATTTCCCGATCATAATCAGTCACCCAGAAATGCATATCAAGCAGCCATGGGCAAGCAGGCAATGGGTATTTATGCCCTCAATTTCCGTGATCGCATGGATACAATGGCTAATTTGCTGTGCTATCTGAATGTTCCCCTTGTTTCACCGTATATGTCACGATATTATAAGGCACAAGATATGCCTTCTGGCTACAACATTGTGGTTGCGATTGCAACCTATGGCGGATATAATCAGGAAGATTCGATCATGATCAACAAGGCGGCGCTAGATCGTGGTCTATTTCGGTCTATCTTTTACCGCACATACAAAGATGAGGAGAAGAAGAATCAGGCTTCGGGTGAAGAGGAGCGTTTCTGCAACCCGGATCCCACACTTACAAAGCATATGAAGCTGGCGAATTACGGAAAATTGAGCGAAGATGGATTTGTTGCAGAGAATATTTATGTAAATTCAGACGACGTGTTGATTGGAAAGGTTGCACCGATTAGGCTGCGTGCTCCCGATGGCGCGGCTCTAGCAGGTGTTGGTCATGCGACTCTGCAGGCTATGTCGGGTGCAGCGGCAGCAGCGGCAGTAGAAGCAGCAGGCGGCAAACGCTACAAGGATGTTTCAAAGCTACTACGAAACAATGAGACAGGATTTGTAGATAAGATTTACAGGGGACGAAACGGTGAAGGATATTCGTTCGTGAAGATTCGTGTTCGTAGTGAACGAGTGCCAACAATTGGAGATAAGTTTAGCTCTCGTCACGGACAGAAGGGAACGGTGGGTCTCATCTTGAATCCATGGGATATGCCCCGCACCAAGGATGGTCTTGTTCCAGATATTATCATTAATCCGCATTGCATTCCTTCACGCATGACAATTGCTCAGCTCATGGAGATGTTGCTAGGAAAGGTATGTTCAAAGAATGGTATCTTGGGTGATGGAACACCATTTAATCAGTTGTCACCGGAAATGATTGCAGAGAAGCTGCTGGATTCTGGCATGGAACCGTATGGAAATGAATTGTTGTATTCAGGCTATACAGGTAAACAAATGTCATGCAACATCTTTATGGCGCCTTGTTTCTATCAGCGTCTCAAGCACATGGTTGATGATAAGATCCACAGTCGTGCTTCTGGTCCTCTTGTTATGCTTACAAGACAGCCGGCAGAAGGACGTGCTCGTGATGGAGGATTGCGTTTTGGCGAAATGGAACGTGATTGCATGATTGCTCATGGTGCTTCTGAGTTCTTGAAAGAGCGTATGCTAGAAGTGTCTGATAACTTCGAAGCCCATCTGTGCCGCAAGTGTGGTCTGCTAGGAACTGTAAATGAAGAGCAAAATATTTATATCTGCCATGCATGCCAAGAGCCAACTGGATTTGCTAAGCTCCGTATTCCGTATGCATATAAGCTATTCTTGCAGGAATTGGAGTCAATGAATATTAGTTCTCGTCTAATCCCGGATCGTCTTCTCAATTCATTTACGGAGACGGAGGAAGAACTATTGAAGAATAATTTCCAGATGAAAGTGTAGGGATGGCAACTAGGAAAGTTCGAGTAAGAAAAGGGCCGCAAGAATCTGCAACAACGCAGAAAGAAGGAGTTATTGCATGGGGTAACAGTGATCAAAAATGGGTTATTAATAAGACATCAAAAGGAATCAAACGATGGGTTCCATATCATTCAACAAAACTGTTTGGTTATGCACCGTTAACTGCCAAGATTCTAGCAGAAAATATTGGAAAAAAAGTCAAGGTAGTTGAAAGAGAAGTTAGAGATTTTTGGCCTACAAGTTCTCGTGATTTTGATGTAAAGTATACATTTACTCCGAATGGTGATGGAGAGCTTGTTAAGAAGGGAAAGAAAAAGTTATTTACAGGATGGCTCCGCAAGCATAATTATACAGTAAAGAAGAATGATCTTTTTTTAATCAAAGGTGACATAAAATCAAAAGATTTTGATGGAGAAATTCAAGTTGCGCCTAAACCTGGTGAGCTCGTTTCCAGCAATTTAATGAATACTGAGGCTTTTGTAAAAATTTAAAAATATGAAATATTAGACCAACGAACATTTCAAAGCGGCACTAAACTTAAAGATTTGACACAAAATAAAAATAGATAAGTAGAAAGTATGGATTCAAAAGACACTTCGGTTGAAAAAAATGGCTGTATTTATCTAGTTACCTGTCTTGAGAATGGAAAGACTTATATAGGTCAATATGCATATGAGAATCCTACTGGTAGATACACACGGCACTGGGCTCCTAATCAAAAAGACACCTGTATTTTTCATCGCGCCCTATGGAAATATGGTAAAGATGCATTCAAACTTGAAACACTTGGGATTTTTCCTAGATCCTCTCTGAATAATATGGAAGCATATTATGCGGAGCAGTTCCAATCCTATATGTGGGATACAAATGAAGAAGCCAGTATTCCTGGTGGATATAATATGATGCTGTGTGGTCAGATGAATAGACAAGGAATGAAACATACACCTGAAGCACTTGCTAAAATGTCTGCTTGTGTAAAGGGAAGGAAACATTCTGAAGAAACAAAACGAAAGATTTCTGAAGGCAATAAAGGAAAGAAAATGTCTCCAGAGGCAATAGATAAGCACAGACTAGCAATTATTGGAAAGAAAGCATCAGAAGAAACAAGGGCAAAACAATCAGCGGCAAGAAAAGGGCGAAAGTGGAGTGATGAATCACGAGCAAAATTGTCTGCTGCAAAAAAGGGTGTATCATTTTCAGATGAAGCTAGGGCAAATATGTCAAAAGCCAAAACAGGAACAAAACTATCAGCAGAAGCCCTTGCTGCTCGTAAAGCAAGACCACCTACAGAAAAGCAAATTGCTCAAAGAAAAAAAGCAGCAGAAGCAATGCAGAAAAGGCTAGTTGAGATGAAAGAAAATGGTGAATCAAAAAACAAAGAGTTAAAAAGCCTCCTACTGAAAAACAAATTGCTTGGCGTTTAAAAGCAGCGGAAATTATGCGGGAAAGAAGAAAAGAAAAACTGCAAGCAGAAAAAGAACTATGCGGCGAGTAACCACTCAATAAATTTCTCTCTTTCTGTAACATTATTCTTTTTTATTTCATTTGTCATTATATCATATGCCTTTTGATATGCTTCCTTCTTTTTATTATTATATAAACGAAGCAAAAATAGTTTTTCATATTCGCTATGATTTTTACATTCAAGAATAAATGTCTGATAATAACTTTCAAATAAGGCATTATTATCAGACTTTACAAGAAGAACTTCAGATATCATAATAAAGAAGTTATATTTTATTTCTTTAAACACTAAGTGCCGCTTTGAAATGTTCGTTGGTCTAAATAGATGTGTGAAAGATTAATAGAAGAAATTTCATCTAAATATGATATCTCCGATTTAGATGAAATTCAACCGCCTTCTCCAAATACATTGAATGAGTATAATATAAATTTGTATAATCGTGTTACAAAAGAAATAGCACTTGCATGTTTCATTAAAATTATCGGTGGAAAACAACATATTATGATAATAGAAACTATTAAAAGATATGCTAGCGCAGAAAAGGGGTTAGGTAAAAAAATATTGTATATACTAGCATGTAAGGCGAAAGAGCATAACATTTCTAAGATTTGGTTCATAGCTTCAGCCTTATGGAATAAAAAAAATAGTGTAACTGAACCCAATCAAACACGGTTAGAAAAGTATTATAATAATTTAGGTTTTACAAAAAAAGGAGAAAAAATGAATCCATTTGAACAAGAGTATTATACTTCTCCAGCTGATTTGATTGCAAGAATAGAATCAGTAAATGTAAAAGCAGAAGCAAGAACAAGAAAACGCAATAATAGAAATAGACAAAAGACCCGTAAAAACTAATCTGTATAAAATAGAATGGACGGTCAAATCACTCTGCCGATGAAGCTAGGCGTTGAATTTGTTGGAACAATTTTTTTCCTATCTGTGATTGTATCCACAGGTAACTGGGCTGCAATCGGTGCAGCGCTAGCCTTGTGCGCTTTTCTCGGCGGCGGCATTTCAGGCGGTCATTTCAATCCTGCAGTGACTTTTATGTTTTACATGAAGGACGCCATACCTGCAACAGATGCCGGCCTTTATGTTGTTGCTCAATTAGCGGGAGCGGCCACAGCCCTCTTCGCATATCAGAATTTGGTTGTAAAGCCCATCACAAATTCTCGTGGTCTATAAAGTCTGAAATGCAGCGATCAAAGCCATTAAGATGGCCAACGCAGCTAATTTATTATTTGTGCTAGAAACCACACTAAATCCTTCTTTCACTGAAAGAGAGGCTTTAGGAGTCCCATCAAAATTCAAGCTTTTCGGCACAGCATTGAAATCAGCTTCAGATATCCATACAGGATAGTCATCTTTATCCAATCGTTGCACCCATTTTGTCTGGCGCGGCGGCCAAACACCTGCATCCACTTTACCTTCTATCCAGGTTTTACCCGTATCTGGCCCTGTGCTTCCATTTAAGTCACCAACAGGTAAGCTTTTTAATTCACAATCGGGATATCCCGTTCCCATTGCCGCTGAGAACAAAGGAAATGGATTAAGTGCATCACGCGCATCCTCCAGAATTCCTGGTGCGACTCCTGCAGGAGCCGGTAAGCCCGCTGATTGAATTCCTCTTTTGATTTTTTCACCCAACAGATTACCTTTTGTGACAGAATCCTGATAGATTGTCATTTCTGCGCCATTCGGGCACATGATTCCTGTGCCCACGAACTGACGAAGACCGGGTTTGGCCACATCACGTGTGTTTAAAAGTGATTTTTCACCAAACGCAATAAAATCCACATAATAGTTAATTCCTTGCACGTTTGATACGAGCTGATCGATCGAATCACCATCGCGAACTCCAATTGAACCAGGATCTGGAACCGCATCAGAGAAGCTATATGATACTAAATTTGGTGGTTGAGGCTTATTGGCCATCCCTGTAATTTACTGTGGAATTAAATCAGCCAATTCTATCTAGCAATTCAAGTGCATTTAAGATTGCCTGATCCATGTTGAAATATTTATAGTTGGCTAAGCGTCCAACAAAGTAAATATCTTTTTCCTTCTCTTCTTTTTCTGCAAGAACCCGATATTGTTCATATAATGCCTGATTTTTCGGATTGACAACTGGATAATAAGGTTCACCCACATCTGACGGATATTCTTTCACAATTGTTGTTCTATTTATTGACTGATCCATACCGTAAAAATGCTTATATTCAGTAATTCTGGTAAAAGGCACATTTAATGAACAGTAATTGACTTGTGCCGCGGCCTGAAACTGATGGAGAGGCAGAGTCTCTGTTTCAAAGCGAAGCGATCTATATTCCAAAGGCGGCAACCCAGAATTCTTAAAATATGCATCAATAGGTCCTGTATAGAAAACACGCCCATAACGAGCAAAATCAGTCGTAAATTCGGTCGAAAGCCGAACTTCAATGTTGGGATGAGACAAAATTGCTTGAGCAAATGCTGTATATCCATTTTCAGGAAGAGCTTGAAATGTATCAGTAAAATATTGATCTTCGGATCCATACCGTATTGGAATGCGTGCAACAATTGCAGGATCTAAATCACAAGGATCTCGATTCCATTGTTTCATTGTGTATTCCTTGATAACAGAATTATAAATTTCAGGTCCAAAACGAGATAAAGCTAGTTCCTCTGAATTCGCAGGATTTTGACAAGGAACAATTTTATCTGCTAGAAAGTCGCGCATCTCGTCACCTGTCTTCAAGCAAGTTCCATAGATCGTATTCACCGTTTCTAAATTAATCGGAACAGGAAATGTCTTGTTTCCATCTGTGCCAACTACACGATGAGTGTAAGGAATCCATCTTGAGAATTTCTGCACATATTTCCACACTCTTTCTGATTGAGTATGAAAAATATGAGGACCATATTTTGAAACAAGTATCCCTGCCTCATTTCGAAAATCATAGCAGTTTCCAGCAATATGATCTCGTTTCTCAACGACAACAACCTTTTCATCCCAATTGGCATAATGTCGCGCAACAACACATCCTGATAATCCAGCACCCACAACAAGAACAGTCATTAGTGTTTTTAATAGCCACAAGTTTAAGTTTAAATAAGAAAATTTGAACTTAAACTCAAAGTCAAAGATTTTCAATGGAATTTGACGAATCACTTTGGTTAAGTATCAAAGACTTTACAATAACAGATATCCAAGAACCTGAAGAAAATAGGGAAGCAGTAGAAGACACAAACTGGATATGTCCTTCTTGCAAAAACGAAGGTCAGGTTGAAGAAATTAATGAGGAGATGATCTGTAGAAAATGCGGAACCGTGCTAGAAACTTTAATCCTACAGGGTCCCGAATTTCGTTGGTTTGGCAGCGAAGATCGCAATCCTGATCCTTCCCGATGCTCATGCCCAATTAATCCTCTACTTCCCGAATCAAGTTTAGGAACAACTGTGCTTGTAAAGGCAAATCATAGCCGGGAAATGCAAAAGATTAAACGCTATCATTTGTGGAATCAAACTCATCACAGAGAACGAACCCTTTGGAATATCTTTGACAGCCTTCAAATACGGGGATCCAATGCTGGAGTTACGCCAGCTGTTGTAGAAGAAGCTAAACGTCTTTATCATGAAGTGTCAAGACAAGTCGTTGTAAGAGGCACACAGAGGGAAGCGCTTCTGGCTGCTTGTTTATATGAATCATTAAAGACATGCCGTGCAAGCAGACGTCCTTGTGATATTGCAAAAATATTCAAGATTCAAACAAGCCAAATGACACAGGGAATCAAGCATTTTCAATTCTTGTTTGAGCAAGCGCAAAGAAGAGAAGGCCATTCATCCAATCATATTCGTGATCAACTTCTGAAGAGCTGCACATATAAGGATTTTATTGAACCATTCTTGCAGAATCTCCATCTAACGCGGGAGAAGCATCTAGAAACGACTGAGCTAGTTCACCTGATTTGCGCGCGTATTGAAGAGTGGGGTTTGGTTCCCGAGAACACACCTCCATCCTTAACCGCTACAGCAATTACAATGTCCTTGAAGCATTTATATGAAGTAACTAAGGAAAAAGGATATAATAAAATACCAAAGGAAATTGCCGCTGCATGCGATATTAGTGTTGTAACGATACAAAAATGTTTAAAAAGACTTCAACCCTGGCAAGAATCTATTCTTACAGGGAAACTATAACTCAATCTTACACAAAAATTACTCTACGATAAGATTAGGGATGGGTGCTTCAGTAAGTTCCTTAGGATCATCCGGTTTAACTTCTTTTTCAACTGCAGCAGCAGATCAAAAAAGAGATATGCTAAATAAGATTTTCAGAGGTCTTTACCAAAATGCCAATGAAATAGATATGGATGCTTTAACTAAACCAACTTTATGTTCCTCATATGTGTTTAGATTGCAGAGCGCAATTAAAGATGCAAGAGAAGCTGAAAAAAAAGGTGAATTAAAATTTTTAATGGTTGATGTGGGTGGTCAATTAGATCGTGTTGCATTTCATCCGACTAAAAGGAAGATGCAAACAGAAGCAGAACTTTGCAGAGAAATGGCTATTTTTTATTTGCAATTAATTTTTTGCCTTTATGTTAGTTCATTCACAAGTAATAGAGATAACAGAGATTATTTTGCTCGTCCTTATTCACGCAGCCATACAAGAAAACATAGGCAGCGGGGTGGTGCACAACCCATTGTTGGCATTGAAGCATTTGTCTCCGCAAAATATCAACATCCGAATGCTCGATCTTTAGAGGAACCTGAGAATGCACAATACTTTTATCAACTTTACCCTATAGGAATTAGTGAAGGTAATCCAGAAGTTTTATTCCAAAAACAAGTATCTGGAAATAGAAAGGTATATTTTTGGGTGCTTCTAACAAATCCTAAGAGGGCAGTTAAGTTTTCTGTCCAGTTCTCGGAAGGATCTCATGAGTCATTCGAAATGGTTATATACAGATGCCGTGTTTCAAGAGATTGTAATATTCCTGTTCTAAAAGGTATTGCATCAATCCGCGGATCTTCTTCTGATTTAAAATTCAGTTTTAATACTGGTGGCAACGTTCTAAAAGAAATTTATAGAATTACAGATTTAAATGATTCTTTATCTATGGATGATCTTGTAAAAGTTTTACGAGTTGCTGCAAAAGCAGATCCTGATCAATTAGAGGGAAATAGCCGATACATTTTGAGTATGGGACAACAGACACAACGAATCATACCTCTACGAGGCATTGAAACAATTGCCGCCGGTCTTGAAGAAACCAAAGGTGCTGGATTTGCAAAGATGGCCTCTGAATTTAAACAGTTAATGGTAAAAAATAATCCTAATTTATATCAAATTCGCAGAAATATGTTAACTGAAGCGGGAAATCATATTCAATCATGGAGTTCATCATTTTCAACGGATACGATACGCCGCGTTATACAAACATTCAGTAAAGGTTCGAGCAATTTTACACCTGGAGGTGGTGCAATACTAGAAAGATTATCTCAATCATATAGCCAATGGGATAATTTAAGAGAAGCAACAGAAAGAAGATACAAGTCTTTTGATCGTAATCGTCGCGAAGTTCTTGTTCCCAGCCGCATAGGCCAATTGAAAGTATTTCGTGATCGCCTAGACAATGTCCACAACAAGTATACGATGGATATTGCTAGAATTATTGAACGAAGCGTAATTAAAAGCGCTGGTCCTAATTTTATCATAAATCCAGATTTCTTTAATCCTGATCGTGTTCCTCTTACATCATTAAAAAAGCTAAATTTAATTATTGAAGAAACAGGAGAAGTTGTTTTGAAATATTTCATTGAACTAGAAAATATCACGCAAGAGGCATTCAATACGGTATTCAGCATGATCCGCATGTAAATATTTTATGCGTAAAATGCAAATCAAATATAAATTTATCATCAATAATGAGCTATAAGATCATTATTGCTAGATACAATGAGTCGCTTGATTGGACACGCAAGCTAATAAAAGAAAATTTAATTATTTACAACAAGGGAAGCCCTCTTGATCCAATTGAGTTTCCTCCATCTATAATGGAAACGCGACAGAATTTAGGAAGAGAATCTGAATCTTTCTTTCATTATATTATTAATCATTATGATAATTTACCTGATTATGTGATTTTCTTGCAGGGAAATCCATTTGATCATATGGATGGAATTACTCCCGAAAATTTCAAAGAAAATATTGATATTTTACTACAGTCAAAGCCGGATGATGTCATGCCATTCATGCATGGAGCAATCTATGAAGAACATTATCGTTTTCCTTCAATTAAATCGAAAGAATATGCCCAATTGTTTTTTAATGTGGATTTTCCTCAAGGAACTATTTTTTCTGCTGGATGTCAGTATTTAATTCCCAAGCAGAATATTCTTGCTAGACCTATTCAATTCTTTATGAGAATTCACGGAATGTTATTAAATCAAAAAGAATTTACAAATCATGTGGCATCTTTAGAGCCCTATGATTTTGACCTATATTCAATAAATGCATGGTGTTTAGAAAGACTCGTATTATTTATTTTTTCGAGCAAAATTCCTTTGCAAGAAAACATGAAGCAGAAAAAATATTTAGTGATTGGCGGAGCAGGATTAAATGGAAGCAATCTGGTAAATATTTTATCAAAAGATAATACAGTTATTGTCTTAGATAATTTGACTGCAGGTGACCTCAATACTATTAAGATGAATGATAATATCCATTTTATTCATGGATCTATTCTTGATAGCCAGATCTTAGATACTGTGGGTTATGTTGATGAAATATTTCATTTTGCAGGAATGAGTAAAGTTCCATCCTCTGTAGAAAATACGGATATTCATTTTTGCGCGGATAAAAATATTCTTGGAACACTTAATGTTTTGAAATTTGCATCCTCTTACAGAAAACCAATGAAAGTTGTTTATTGTGCATAGAGAAGATCATTAAAAGTGCATGTATGGAATCAGATCAAGAGAAGGTGGTTGACCCCAGCATTCAAAAATAGAATAATACGATGAAGCAGTCCATCCTTCTTCACCGTTATATGGAATTTGATTACTAGAACACCATACTTGAATATTGCTCGGTAGCACTTTCCGTAATTCATCTAACGTAACTTGACCTTTGCACCAACAGACATCCCACTGTTCTTCATTGGAAGGAAATGTTACTCTCCATGTATTATAGATAACGACACCTCCTGCAGGAAATCTAAAGTTTAGATTTTTCTTTTTCTTGGGAACAGGTGTATTCAAACCGTTTGTCCATGCATATGTGGATGTCAGCATTGGAGGAACTATTCCAGATAAGAATGATTTTGTTGAAGATTCACGAACACCAATAATAGTAAATGGTTTTTGATCCACTAACCATTCCATATTAAATGCTTGTTTGAGTAAATGCTCGATTAGAATTGACACATATCCTTTACCTCGTGCTCCACGTTTTACACAAATGCAATCAACTGATAAAATGATTTGTGGAACTTCAGATATCTTACGCAGCATAAGAGTTGCAACTAATTCATCATTTTCGGAGAACCCCCAAATTCTGCAATTAGAATCTGTGATCCAATCATGAATCTGTTGATCGGGTGGCATAAAAATCCAATCCTCTTCACAATAATGGGTGCCCCAGAAATATTTCAAGAGTGGTAAATGATTGGGCATAAATCGCCGAATTTGACTTCCTGCAGGAAGTTGTAGAGTCCGAATAATTGATTTATCAAAGATAGCATTTGGATTATTACATAGATGAATTCCCCGCGACCAAACCATTAATAAATTTGAATACTTAAGTTACAGTTGGTTAACGCAGATAAATGGACTCTACCGAAATTAAAAAGAAACCGAGATGCCCGTTTGATGGCTGCAGCCGTAAACTAACATTGGTTGACTCGACAACTCTTTGCAAATGTAATCTAGCATTTTGTCCAAAACATCGGCATTCGGAGGATCATAAATGCACCTTTGACTATCAGAAAAAGGCGCAACGTGATCTTAGTAATTCATTGGTCAAGACAATTGGACAAAAGATTGAGGTGATTTAACCTGAAGCAGGAATGCTCCAATGCTTCATAGAAGGATATTTTTCATTTAGGGATTTTATCCATGACATACATGTTTCATACGAAATCGGTTGTCCATGACCTTCAAAACCATTCTCTGTCCTCCAATACAGAATATACAGTGTTTCCAGCATTTTAATTTTAAATAATCGTAGGATGTATTTCAAATTTTTTTGGGCCTTCTACTTAACCAAGAAGATGAGATACTGATATTCATAACCAATTGTTTTCAAATCCACATAATCCCGATGCCGGAAACCTGAAGCCTCTGCATCTTTTACAATCTGTTCCATGCTTGGCATATATACATCATGGCGTTGTTTTCTTATTGTGCCATCCTTGAATTTAAATTCCTCTGTAAATGATCCAGTTTCTTTATCCAGATCAAAATCCGCCTCATATTCAAACTTCTCAAAGACGACCGATGATTTTGTAATTCTCTTCTTAGAATATCGCTGAAGAGAAAAAGCAGGAAAAGGCGACGCCGAATCCAAGATAGGATCAAACTTTTCTCTATTCACAACATGCAATGCAAGAATAGAACCAGGTTTCATCCATTGGAAACAATTACGAAACACATCCCGACGATTAGGAAAATAGTATAAACTAAAATAAAAGAAACAAACAATATTAAATTGATCGGGTGCAAAAAGATCGGTTGTAAGAGCATCACCAATCTTCCAATCTACATGTTTCAAAGAAGGAAACTTAGATTTACATTTATTAATCATGGCTTGGCTCCGATCAACACCAGTTGCAGCACCACATCCCAACTTCATGAATTCAGATATATGATCTCCTGTTCCACAACCAACATCAAGTAGATTCCATGTTTCTTTTTCTGTAATTAGTCTCTTACAATATTTATCAATAATTTCCACTTCATAAGGAATTCTTTCTTTTTGGCCTTGAACAAGTTGGTCGTAGATTCCTGCATAGAAACCATCATATAATTTATCAGTCGGGATTATGATTTCTTTTTCCGATGCATGATGCCCCGTAAATCCTTCTTCTGTTGAAGAGGTCCATTCAAATGACAGTCGCTGAATTATGTAAACAGTCAAGCAGAATAGAAAAAAGAAAAGTGGAATCGTAATATATAACATCCCTCTTTTCTTTGACGAAGAAAAGAACTAGTTCTTTTTAAACATATTAAATCCGCCATATCTGTATGGCTGAGACAATTACCGGATTTGCTTCGGCGGAAGTTGTCCGAACACTGCTAGGATGCATTATTCAAGGTGATAGAACCAGTGCCCAACGATGGACAGCCGAACTTCTCTGCTCGGAAAAAGGATATCCCAAATTACTAACAGTCTATATTTTTCTAGGATTCCGATATTTTTTATCCTCTAGCAATGCATGGGTTTTGTATACCCGGACTAAAATTCGTCTGCTAGAAGAAAGATGGCGCGCATCAGGAGCTAATTTGAGATCATTTCGTAATTCAGTTGAAGTAAGAAGTCAAGTAGCTGAATGGACAGAAATTTGGTTGCAGCAACAACAAAAAACACCAACAAAACTTCCCACTAAAAAAGAAGTCTTTATAGCAGCCGCCTCTTTAAAAATTAGTCTTAAGAAATCACCAACGCCATCCTTGCATCCCTGTGTATCTAGTGTTTGGAAACCGCATTATGATTCAGATGATCTGCGAATTCTTAGCAATGAAATGATGTGGGCTATTCAGTATAATCAAATTACGAGAGCAACAATATATTTTTCCTGGCTTTGGGAACTTGATGATGAACGAGCAAAAAACAAGGCTGTGCATCTTCTGAAAAGAGGGCCTAAACATCTTAGTGACTCTGTTAGAGAACATATTGGTTGGTTTATATTTTCACTGCTGGAATACTATGCAACTATGCTGCAACTTAAGAAAGATATGATTTTAGAAGTGCTAGAACTATGGAAAGAGTCATGGCTCATCTTGGGTAAACAGCAACGGAAACAAACAATGGGTGCAATTATTATTTGGTTAACAGAAGGTCATCTTCTTTCATCACAGCTTATTAAGATTCCCGATCAAGTTCGTATTACAATTAGTGAAACTGAACCTATTTATAGCATTATTAAGAATGAAATGGAATCACATCAAGAAAAAAAACAAGAGGCTGCAGCTGCAGCTGAGAAAAAGGCTGAATTGATTCAAGATAAATTTTCAATGACACCTGCACAAAAGGAAAAAGCAGCCATGAAAAAGATGGAAGAAGCAAATAAACATATTGCGGCGGCGCTCGGAATAGATTTTGAAGAATTTGATGACTAGATGTAGGGATGGAAGCATTAGGTGCAAATATACAAACAACATTGAGTAACAATTATTCAACTCAATACCGAGAAATAATGGATAACTTTCCTGGTTGGATTATTGCAGGAATCTTTCTGATCACAATCATTATCGTAGTTTCTGTTCACAGTTTTGATTATTACACTCCGGCAAATTTAAACACACACTCGAATGCATTTATTAAGAAGTGGGAACCTGTGTATGGAGCAGCATCAGCCAACCGTAAATCTCTAGCAGACTATCTCTATTCTTTGGAGCAAAAGAAGCAGTTAGAGCCTTCACAAAAATGTTTAGCTAATTTTTATATTATGACTGCAAATGGAGCTGGACTATTCTTACCCGGTGAAGGAGGTTCTCTTCCAATCTGTTCAAATGAAGCACTTTCCTATACATTAAGAGCAGGATGTCGTGGATTTGTCTTTGATGTGATTGAGCGTCTTCAAGATAAAGGAGTGCCTGTCATTATGACAGTAGATGCCAATCCTGATAAGAAATGGAGACAAATTAGCATGAATTATGTTCCCTTTCGTGATCCGATAAATCGTTTGAGGGCGGAAGCATTTGGCGAAGGATCAATGGGTGCACAAAAAGTTGTCCAACTTAAAAATACATCAGATCCTATTTTCATATATTTACGATTCTTAAAACTACATACACCGGGTTTCTATAATGCAGTAGCGGATGCAATTGATAATGCCTTCAAAGATTATAAATTGGATTACACATGGTCTGCTGGCCGCCGAGAAACTGATTTTTATGCAACTAATATTGAAGAATTCATGGGCAAAGTAATTATAATTAGCAATCAAATGCCTTCTGGAACCCGGTTGCAAGATATGATTAATATTGTTCCACCTTCATCAGTAAAACCTTTTTTTATCGGCAAAGATATTTCCAATATAACCACAGACCAAATGCAGCAGACACAGGCTATTATACAACAGCATGTTTGTTTAGCAATGGATCCTTCCGAAACACCTGAAGCGCAAAATAATACAATTGATTGGCAAAGGGCCCAGCAACTAGGAATACAAATGGTTGCAATGAATTTTTTCAAAACAGGAGCAAGTGATAATTACAAAAATTCATTTGGTGAATATTCTTTTGCTCTAAAACCCGCCGAGATCAGATATACAGTTAAGTTAATGCAGAAGGCGAAAAAACCGGGTCCAGAAACCGACATGAAAGGAGGAAAAATAGATAATCCTAGTTTAATTTTACGTATGTAGATTTATGTTTTATAATTATAGTTTTTACACATTTACGAGCAGGTTCTCCCATTCAATCTTGCCATTGCTCTGAAGGAACCGGAGGATGGTTGAGTTCTTCGTCTTAGCCACATTCTTTTCCTCCTTTGAATACGTGATTGTAATTGTGATATCAAGCGCCGAATCCCAATCATCCTTGTAATAGCGCTTTGTATGAATCTTAGGATCTGAGTTCTGAAACCAGTTATCATCTGCAAGACCTAGCAGAGAATCGCGATTATGAGTCGCAATCCTCTTGTTATCTGCGGAAAGCCAATCATCATTCTGCTCCTTTGTCATGAAGCGCTGACGAATCATCTGAATAAAGAGGGAGCCCTCGGGAAACTCGGGTGTGCCTACCCATTTTGCGGTGCCATTCCAAGCCTGATAGACATTCTTCTGAATCTGAGTCCACTCGAGATCAGCCCGAGAAACAAACTTATTTGCCTCAAGAGCGGTCGAGATCATTCGACTAACATCTGAAACACTTAGCATTTCTACCGGAGGAAGAGCCTCAAGACTCTTCTGCAGAGAAAGCTCTAGATTATGAATCTTCTTCTCAACTTCGGCCGTCTTCGACTTTGATACAATCTCAGCAGCAAGCTTCTGCTCTAGGGCCGAAACAGCAGCCGTAATCTTAGCAAGTTCCGTATTCACCTTTGACTCAACTAGAGTTGCATTCTTCTCTACAATCTGGCTAAGATCATTCAATCTGGTGTCATGCATATCATCGGACATCTTAACATGATCATGAATGAGTGCAGAAATTCGAGAATTTACTTCCTGAAGATCAGCTGACTGGTGCTCGAGACGCTCATGGAGGGCATCAATATCTAGCCTAAGACTAGTATGCATATTCTCCGAATTTTCCAAGACTTCATCTTCCTCAACTGACTTTTCATCTTCCTCAACTGACTTTTCATCTTCCTCAACTGACTTTTCATCATCCATGTCATGATCCGAATCATTATCAATAATCATATCATCGGGATTAGCGGGAGTAAGATCAAGATGAGCAGGAAGTTGTGCATCTACTGAAGGAGGATGATCGCAACAAGAATCGGAGACAACATCTTCAATCGAATCCATCGTAAGAGCATCCTGTGAATTCATACGATTACGACGCACAAAATCCTTAAAAGTTAGTGCCATATAATATGACAGAATACCGATACAGCCAATTACACAAGCAAAAGCTACCATTACAATTTCGTTAGAAGTAGTATTCATTTCCATTTCTTAAGACTCTAGTTCTGTGCTATGCTTTTACAAAAAATATGGGTCAAATTTTTTTACTAGTATAGAATTATCAGATAATTTGCTCTTATAGGGTAGGGATGGATAAGATATCCGATGCTGCAATAATTGTGCAAAAATATGCAGATGAAGCTGATAAATTTAGAAAATCAGTCACTTCAATGGATAAACAAGCAAGTCGAATTATTACAATTATTGAAACATTTTTGAAAGAGAAAAAAAGAATAATTTATGGAGGAGCGGCGATTAATGCTCTCCTTCCAAATTCTCTTAAATTCTATGATCCAGTCTATGATCTTCCAGATTATGATTTTTTAACACCCGATGCTCTTACAGATTGTGCTCTTCTTATGGAAAAATATAAGATAGCTGGTTACATAGATGTGGAAACAAGGCTGGGAATCCATGAAGGAACATACAAGATTTTTGTTAATTATAGAGCGGCTGCAGATATTACAGAAATTCCTAAAGACATTTACGAACGCATCCATAAAAAATCACGGAAACGAGATGGGCTTTTTTGCGCGCCGCCCGATTGGTTACGCATGGCGGCCTATCTGGAGCTAAGCCGGCCTTTAGGAGATGTTACCCAGCGTTGGAAAAAAGTATTTACCCGTCTGCAAATATTGAATAAAGTGTATCCATTAAAAGTTGCCAACTGTAAAGATCCGGATGAGAAAACCCGTTTTCCTCCAAAGAAAAGAAAACAGCTTCACGCAATAATTTTAAAAACTCTTACAGATACACGATCCTTATTTGCTGGAGCAATGCTAGAAGGAATCTATAAAGCACTCCAAGAACAGAGTGCAACTACAGAAAAAATACTTGGCACTTCGTTAATTAAATATGATCCCAGATATGTGATTATAACAGAAACTTTGGATGAGACAACTAATTATTTAGCTGCAGAAACAAAGGCTCAATTTCCAGCAAATGAAGTAAAAATTCTAACTTTCAAAGAACTTGGCGAACTTCTGCCAGAAAGACGGGAAGTCATGTTTGCTGGTCGACGAATTGCAACTATTTTTCCCACAGTTGCATGTCATGCTTTTTACACAATGAGTATTTCTCTACCAGATAACAAAAAAAAACAGAGTTCGGAAGAAGAAAAGAAGTCAGAAGAAGAAAAGACAGAATCCTACTTAGTTCGCGTAGCATCAATGGATACAAGCATTACTTTATTGTATGCAATGTGGTTCGGTAAGCTGCAAAAAACAGTAGGTCTTCGTATTTTATGTGTATTGCAATCGCTTATTGAAGTTGAAGCACATATGCGCCTAGATAATCCTAAAGAGTCTAAGATAACTCTTTTCCCTTACACATGTTTAGGACATCAACCGTCATTACCTGAGCTCAAGAAGGCCCATAGAGAAAGAGTTCTAGAAAAGAAAGAATCTGTTAAAAAATATCTAGAAAGTATATTACACAAAATGGAAGATACCGTGGTTTAAAAAAATAAAAAAAAAAGAAGAAATGATTTAATATGACAAATTTATCGTATTGTGTTATGGTTCTTGCAGTAGGTGATATTTCTTATAAAAAACACGCAAAAGAAGTATTGCAACATTATTTCAAGGCGCATTCTATCCCTCATGTTTTTATTGAAGAGGTGCCAAAAAATATAGATTTGAAAGACTCCCATCCATCATGGTGGAAACTTCTAGCACATTCAATCTTACCTAACATAGATTTTATTATCTGCTGGGACTTGGATCTTCTTCCTTCGACCGCGACTGTAAATGTAATTAGTGATTTTAATATGAATAGGCTGTGCATGGCTGTAGATTCAACAAAGAGGAATTTTCCTGAAGAAGAAATATGCAAGATGATGCCCAATTTCAGATATAATGGTGGACTTATTGGTATTCCTAAATCTATGCAAGGCTTTACCAAATTTGTCTTTGAATCAAATGCGCCTGGTGAATTGCCAAGTTATGAACAATATTATTTGAATGAATGTATTGCTGTAAATAAAATTCCTTTATATGAACTTCCTTCTGATTTTAATGTTTTTTATGGTCACCCACATTTTAATGAAGCTAGATTACAGCATTATACTGGTTCTGAAGAGGCCAAATCATTTATTACATCACATTACGAAAGATATTTTGGTATTCAGACTTCAACAGAGAGTGTAGCAGAGCCTTCTTATAAGAAATATGATACACGGATAAATATGATAAGTGATTTAGTTCCCGAGGGTGCAGCAATCTGTGAAATGGGTGTTTTTAAGGGTGATATGGCTAAATTTGTGGATAGACTTATTAATCCTTCACTCTTTGTATTAATTGATTTTTTTACAGGAATAACAGGATCGGGTGATCAAGATGGTAACAATTTTGAATATGTAGATTTAGAACAAAGTTATATTCAATTAAGAAAATATTTTGAAAAGAATCCAAATATTAAAATCTTAAAAAATGATACAGTTTCAGGTTTAGCTCAGTTTCCAGATGAATCATTTGATATGATCTATATTGATGCAGATCACTCCTATGAAGGATGTAAGAGGGATTTAGAAGCATCTTACAAGAAACTTAAGAAAGGTGGATATCTGATGGGTCACGACTATGAAATGAATATGAAAAAGGCAAAGACAACATATTCTTTTGGAGTTAAGAAAGCAGTAGATGAATTCTGCAAGAATTACAATGAAACAATTTGTGCGAAAGGATATGATGGATGTGTATCCTATGCTATTCGGAAAACATAATGTTTTTTAAAATACTTACCTGTAAAGCATGCCAACATATTACTGTATTTTTCCCCATGATAATAATGTTAAAGTTATTATACCTGAACATCAATATTCAGATATGTTTTCTACAAGAGGATATCATGAACCGGAGTTTAGAAAAATTCACACATATATGATTAATAATAAAATAATAGATACGGAAAAAAATTTCATTGATTTGGGAGCTTGGATAGGTGATAATACACTTCCATGGGCTAAAAATATAAAAGGAACAATCTATGCAATTGATCCATCCGTCGCTAATTGCGAATTTATTTATTTCATGAAGGAATTAAATGAATTAAAAAATATTGAAATTATTCCTTTAGCAATTAGTGAAACAGAACGAATTGTATCAACAAATGATGAACTTTTTCATTGCTCTTTTGCCGGCAAAGATGAAGGTAAGTATAAATTAAATAGTTACAGTCTTGATTTTTTAATGGGTCAAGGAATTCTTAAAAATATTGGATATATTCATCTTGATGTTGAAGGATACGAATACAATGTCATAAAAGGAGCAAAACAGCTTATTGATTTATATAGACCAATTATAACATTCGAGCAGCATTTGGAAACAGATGATATTGCTGGAATTTGTCAGTTAGTTAAGGAGAAAATGTATACCATTTATCTCATTAATGAAATTTTGCCAGGATGCAGACCGGATTGTCGTAATTATTTAGCTTTTCCTAGTGAAATGAATTTGGATTTTATTCAACGAGATTTGGATGCTTACCCTAGTCTTAAACTGCTAGAAATTGTTAATCCACTTCCTCAATCTTAGGTCCTGCTCCCCCTTCTCCCCCTGCTC